CTGCTGAAGGACAAGGAAGAGCAGATGCTGATGATCGGCGCCGCCCGCCTTCTGGACGATTCGCGCGCCGATCATCAGCATCTGCTCTTCCTTGTCCTTCAGCAGCGTGCGAGCCAGTTGGCTTTCGGTTGCCTGGACGAGGGTCGCAGTACCGCTCTTGCCGAGGTTGTAGCCGCGGGTAGAGCCGATGTGCATGCCGTTCGGGTTCACCTTGGCGAACTCGTCAGCGCTGATGTCGGTGGTGATGAACAGCGTGGGCTGGCTGCTGATGAAGCCGCTCTCCTCCACCGTGGCGCTGTTGCCGTAGTGCAGGATGTTCACATCGGCCAGGTCTTCCAGTGGGGACTTGTCGACGCTGGCGTCGTTGTTCTGGGCGCCGTAGAAGCTGAACAGGATGTGGTCGAATGGGCGGCCATTCTTGTCGAGCGGCGCGACCTCGGTGTAGGTGTTGCCGTCTTCAGCATAGACGCGCTGCACGTAGCGGCCACCTACCAGCAGCAGCACGCGGTATTGGGTGGTCGTTGTGCGCTCCAGGCTGTCCGGGCTGAATACGGACACGCACTCCAGCAGGCAGACATAGACCAGGCGCTTCACGCCATCGACCACCTGCTCGTCCCAGTCGATGATCGACTCGGCGCCGTAGTGGTGAATCAGCGCGCTGCGGCCCTGCATGTCAGCCATCGAGGACACGCCCTCAACCGCAGGGAAGTCCACGAGGAACCCACCGCGGCCAGCGTCCAGACATTCGCCCACGGCGTCCTTGGACAGCTGCTCCAGGCTCGTGCCGTCGCCGCTGGCGTTCTCCTTGAGGTACTCGACCCCGGCGGGAAGCTCCAGCTCGGCTGTCTTGCGGAAGACGGCTCCCAGCAGGCCGGTACGCGTGCGCCCGGTGATATTCAGGAACATCGCCCGCTTCTTGTACTGCTTGTACCGCGCCTGGTTCTCGGGAGACTTGTTCTCCGGGTCCGGCATCGGCAGGTAGATATCGTGCTTGCGCACCTCGCGGGCGCCCGCCACGCAGCGCTTGACCAGCCGCCAGCCGGGCAAGGCCTCCGAGTACTCTGCCCGGGGGAGGAAGTTAGGCATGGATGGCCTCAGAAAGTGAACGAGATTGGAACGTGCTTGACCACGGAGCGCTTGGTCTTGGCCACGGCGAAGTAGCGGAAGGCGTCGGCCGGGTGAGATGACCAGTCGTGCAGGGGTTTGTCTTTCCAGCACCCACGCTTGTCATCCCACTCCTTGCGGTAGCTTTCCAGGGCGGTGATGCCTTCCTCGCACTTGGCTTCGTCAAAGGCGCAGTTGGGCAGAATCTCGCGCGCCTGCTCGATGCCTTCGTCAACACCAAGCTTCGGCACCACCTGGAAGGTCATCCGATACACCTGGCCGTCGATCTCGTAGCCCTCTCGCGCGAGTTCGCGTCGAGTCTTGCCGTCGCTACCAAATTCTCGGTTGTCGATGTCGTGGGGGCCCCAGTGCTCGGCGTACTCGTATCCGCGATCCTTCAGCACCTTCATGTAGTGCCGTAGGCCTTCACCGCTGTTCTGGTAGAAGTCGACAACGTGGTACTCCTCACCGACGATCCGGACGAACCAGATGGCCGTGGAGTCGCCCACACCGATGTCCCAGAAGGTGTGCACCGGCAGGTGGCTGTTGTCGGGCAACTTGCCAATGCGCTGGGCGGCGTAGAGCTTGGTGAACTGCTTGGCGTAGTACGCGCCCTCGATCGTCTGCTGGAATGCCTCGGCAGGGATCGACGGGTACTCCCGCTTCATGTCGTCGCCGAGGGTCTTTTCCTTGGCGCTGTACCAGGCGCGCTGGCCTGGGTTGGTGGCGATCCCGTGCTTTGCTGCCAGGTCGTCGAAGTACTTGGCCAGCCGGTCCGGGATGACTACATCGGTCGGGTCAAGCCAGTAGAGCGGGTTCCGCCACCAGCTGAAGAAGAAGAACTTCCAGTCCAACAGGCCTAGGGGCACGCCGGCCAGCTGCTGCTTCTCGGCAGACTGGCTGTAGTCGAAGAAATACCCGGCCCGGCCTTCAGCGGTAGATTCGATGGTGACGAAACACTCAGCGGCCACGGCCTCGAACGCACCGGTCACGATCTCCCGCGCCTTGTGCGGGAACTTGGCGCAGATCTTCCCGAACTCGGAAACGTGCAGGTAGCGCAGCGTGCCGCCCCGGAAGGAGGTGGACACGTAAAGTGAGCCGCCCTTGCTGAACACCAGCTCGCCCGCGGCGTCGTTGCGCGCCGGGTTGGCCGCCTTTATCTCCTTGGGCAAGTTGTCATAGGCGTACTTCACCTTCTCCCGGAACAGGCGCTTGGCGTCGTTCAGGGTGTGGGCGATCAGGGCGCACTTGGCGGCCTCGAATAGCGCGGCATCCAGCTGCACGATGCAGACCAGGGTAGTGAACCCAAGCTGCCGGGCCTTGAGGATGATGTTGCGGGTGTGCATCCCCTGGAAGTAGTCGATCTGTTCCTGCGTCATGCGGAAGCGGACCTTCTTGCCCTGCTTGTCCGTGATGAAGTACAGGTTGTTCAGCCGCCAGAACCGGTCCCGGAGCAGTCTCATGTGCTCGGGCTTCATGGTCAGGCATCCTTCGATAGTTCATCCATCAGCTGCGACAGCTCGTCGGCGTCTTTCGACTGCTCCTTATCGTCCAGGCCGAATGCGGTGCGCTCAAGCACCTGCAGGTTCTTCATGGCCGAGGACAGCTGGAAAAGGGTCTTGGCATTGCTGGGTAGAGCAACCGCGGCGAGCATCGAGCTACGACGGAAACCGCTCTCGTCGTCGGTTGTCTCGCGCTCAATCTCATCCTCGATGTCCTCGCGGCGCTTGATGGTGGTGAGCAGGTCATCCATCAGCAAGTTCGCAAGGTTCGCGGCTTTGCGAATGTCGCGGCGATGGCTGCGAACAACCGTCGCGCCCTCTTCTGCCGCCTCTTCGATGATCTCGGCATCCCGCTCAGGGTTCGCGCATTGGTCTTCGCGAACCTCGCCGCGAACCAGCTTATTGCGAACCTCTTTGCGGACCTGCTCAGAAAGGTCCCGCTCCCAGCCCAAGGCCTTAGCCTTCTTCCTGATCGCGGTGTCGCTCACTCCGTTGCGGTCAGCGATGGTGCGGATGGATAGCGCCCCGGCCCGGAAGGCTCGTTCGATCGCCTCCCAGTCGGGTTGCTTAGAGGTCATGAATAAATCCTGATGCTTGAAATGGTGGCAGGTTGCCGGTATTGGTAGCGATCCACTCAACGCAGGAGCTGACGCATGGCTTTCGAAACAGCAGATGTTGATATCGACCAGGGCTCTGACAGCCACGTTAGGCTTTCCGCAGTACCTTTCCATTTCAACCCAGGCGAGCGCTCTCTGTACACCGGCGCTGACGGGTCTAGCGGCGTTGTTCAGCGTGCTGGTTGGCTGGGCCTAAATACGTATCCTTTCACTGGCTGGTTTTCCGCCCACACCATATCGGTGACCGGTAGCAAAGGTTCCGACTACGTGTTTGAGGTGAAGCGCAACTTCTCAACCCCCATCCAAGATGACGAGTGGCTGTGGTTCCCAGTTTCGCGCCAACGGGTCGAGCCCTACCGCGACTGAGTCGTCGTGCGGCAGGGTCAGAAATCCTTGATGGTTATTATCCTGATCTTGCCGCCGGTGCTGGTGTCTCGCCTTGCCGCCATCTCGACGGCCTTCTCAGCGGAAGCACCCATATCCATCGCAGCGAAGGCGTATGGCGTGCCACTGCCGATGGCGTATGGACGATCAGGCTTGATCGGCGACTTCCACAGACCGGTATCGTCATCCACCGCCACCATCATCAGCTTCCCGCCATCCACGACGATTGCAGATGCGTCGACCTTCCCCGATGGCGCGGTGCCGAAGTAGGCCCCGACCAATGCGTCATAGTCACAGAGAGCCCCCGACAGGAAGAACTTCACGCCGTCGCGCTCAATGCACTTGTCGCAGTCATCGTCGGTAATGAGGTCGCCCCGGGTTACCCGAGAGTCGTAGGCGATCACGCCGTCCTTGTAGGCGATGGTGGTCATGGTGTGCCTCAGGCGAACGGGTCAGCCGGCTTGGCGATCGAGCGAACGAACGAACCACATGAAGCCCTGCTGCAGGTTGGTCTTGGCCAGGGCCAGGGTGCGCTGATCCACGCCTTCGATCTGGCCAATCTGCTTGAACAGTTCGCCGGCGTCGGCCTCTAGGGCCTTGATCGAGTTCATGCCGTCGATCTCGCTCTGGGTGAGGTCGTGATAACCGGTGATCTTCTTGTGCTGGTTGTCCATGGGTGATCCTCTATGCTGTTTGCAAGGCTCAATGGAGAAGGACGCTATGGAAGGAAAAAAGGATCTCGCCAGAAAGCATCTAGAGCTGATCGGCCAACTCAAACGACTGTCCAGCATGCTGCACGATCACTCAGGCAGCACCGATCCATTGGTGGTCATGCGGCTTGATCATCGAATACACCAGCTAGAACAGGCTGTCTCGAAGGAGAAAGGCTGGCGATCTCCATTTCCGACAGGGGCCAAAAGATAGGTGCCTTATCTGTCAGTCAGCCTAGCGCCACGAAACGGCGCATGTCGATTTTGTAGCGCCCTACCCCGGCTGGAACACATGACCACGCCGAGCCACCGCATACAGGACGATCCCCAGCTTGAGGATCACACCGTACAGGGTGGGCACATGGCCGTTCATGGCCAGGACGAACGAGCCGAAGGCGCCTATGGCCACCAGGTAGAAAGCGACGGCAAGCAATGGTTCGTCCATCGGGCGGATCCGGCGCAGGTAGTCGCACGCAGCGATCACCACCAGCACGCTCAGGAAGGCATTGGCGCCGATCAGGGTTGAAATCAGGGTCGAGCTCATCAGGTAGCTCCTTTGGCTCCGAACGACCCAACCAGCGACTTCAGCACCGGGATGATGTTCATTGCCAGAAGGCCTATCAGAAAGGCCACGCCGTATTGGGTTTCTCCGCCGGCTTCAAGCTTGAAGAAACTTATTGCCAGCGGGGTGCAGAAAACTGCCGAGGTGAAACCGGTGAAAAAGGCTGCGACCGCCTGGCCCCGGGTGAGACCACGCAGGAAGGTGAGCGAGAGGATCGCCCCCGCGAAGCCGCCAATGATCACGCCGTACTTCACCAGCAGGACGCCGGCAGTCGTGCTTGCTGGTTCGGCCATGAATGGTTCCTAGAAGAAAAGGCCCGGGGAATCCCTATTGAGGGACCGGGCAAGCGTGCGGAGCAGCACATAACGAAATTGGAGCGGGCAGAGGGAATCGAACCCTTCTCTGCTCAGCGTGGAAGGCTGGCGGCAAACCTGCTGCTTGCCCGCTTTGTGTGGGTCTTTCCCCACCTGTCCGCCAAAGACCCTCCCGACGCCAGCACCCTACTGCACTGGTCTCGCCGATCCGATCACGCGCCACCCACGGTTAGTCGAGGCATGGGTGCGCGGGCTGCCGGTGTTTTCTCGCATCACTGCACGGGCCCTGGGGGCCACTATCCGGCTAATCAGTGTCCAGGTGGCCCCGTGAAGGCTGCCCTGGCTGCAGTTGTGTTTCGTGATGGAACAAAAATCCCGGCACTCGGCTGGGACTCTTGAGGCCCTCTTCGGGCAATAAAAAACCCGGCACGATGGCCGGGTTCTAATGGTCACTCCTCAACTAGCGCAGGAATGACAGGATGGGTGAATATTCGGCGAAGCGGCATGTCATGTCAAGCGGTCTATGCTGCGTCCTGGTCATCGAACAAAACACCCTCCTTGCTCAGGATCTCGCCAGCCTCCACCAGCGCTTCATCCACCAGCTTGTCCAACCCCTTGAAGATTTTGCGACGCCAGTCTCGACGCGTGCGCTCCGGGTTTCCATCGAGATCCCAGGTGTTCATGTCGTAGTTGTGGGCGGGCAGGATTATCACGCCCTCGCATGGCGCTTCCTGGCGCTGCTGCAGCTTTGCGTTGACGGCCTGCTGAGCTTTAGCCACGGCGGCCTTTCGCCAAGCGGGGGCATCGTCGTCAACCTCGAGCGTCACCTTTTGCGACACCGGTCGCTCAGCGCCCCCGAGCTGCGGGGAGGCCCAGGCGGTCACCGCCTTGGTGAGGAACAGCCTCGGAGCCGGCGAGGTGACGTGAGCAACGATCCGACCTATGGCCCCAACCTTGGAGGCCATGTGCGTCGAGTAGCGCGCATTCAGGGCCAGCCAGTGCTTAGGCTGGAGGCAGGAGTGCAGCCTACCGAACACCCAGCAGTCAGTGAGGAACGCCGCCTCTTTGCCGACAATTTCGCCCTTGAGCTTGCTGGCCTGCACCTTCGGGGTGTAGTCACAGCCGCCTGCGCTGTTGATCGTCTCAGACGCCAGCGCTCGGATTACTGCGGAAATCACGTCTCGATAGATCATTGCTCACCCCCTGACCGCTTGGCCTTGCTCAAAATGAATTCTTCGTAGTACCGCTTGCGGCGCACCGCGCCGGCCCAGGACAACGCCACACCGGCCACAGCCATGAACGTGGTCATGATCAAAAATCCCCAACCTGGCGTCATGCCGCGGCCCTCCTCAGGTCTTTCAGCTTCTGCCGGTACAAGGCCTTGATGGCCTGCAGGTCTTCGATGGTCAGACGCAGGGCCTTATGAGGGCCCTCTAACCACTCGACCTGGTCCGTACCAATGCGCCTCACCAGGCGGATGCGGTACTCGACGGCATTCCCCGACAGGTTCCGGTTGCACTTCACGCACTGCCGGTGGACGTTGAGGGGTTCGAACCGCAGCTCCGGGCAGGCGCCCACCGACCGGTAATGGCCGGCGTCCCAGCGACTACCGGTGATGAGGTCGTGATCGCTCGGTCGCGAATCGCAGCTGATGCACGGCAGGCCGGCGTCACGCTCGCGGATGTATGCGTTGAATGCGGTCTGTGCCTCGGCCACATGCTCCCGGCGGGTCTTCAGCTTCTCCCTGCGTTCCTTGAGGTCCTGGCGGGCCTGCTTGGTGATGGCCTTGGCCGCGATCTTCTGCATCTTCGGGTCTTTCGCCATCACCAGGGCGCAGGCATGGCTGCACACCGCCTGCGTCGACAGCACCGGCCTGAAGTGCTTGCCGCAGCCTGGCGCCCTGCACTTCTTCGGCTTGATCTCCTTGGCGAGCATCACTTGCCCCCCATAAGCAGACCAATCATGCAGGCGATGACCGCGGCGAAGGGTTCACCGGTGAGCGCCAAAATCAGGGCGATAATCCAGATCATGCCGCCTCCTCGCTCAGCAAGTCGCTGAACACCACACCCTGCGGCGCGAACTCAGCCACGATGCGGTCGGTGTACTGGCAGCCCTGGGCCCGGTCGAACAGCCGGGTTACCGGGAAGCCATCAGGCCCGAACATCGCGCACGGCCCCATCAGGCGAATCTTCACCTCGTAGTCCAGGTGAATGAACGACTCGGCCCAACCGGTGCGGAACTCCTCGCAACCGGCGCGCATGATCGGCACGCCGAAGTGCAGCTTGCAGAACCGGCGCACGTCCTCGATGTCTCCCATCTCGGTGCTCTTGGCGATCCGGTCGTACATCGCAAACCACAATGCGTTCTGGTCCAGGGTGCGATCCTTGCCCGGGCGCATGCTGACCACGACGAATTTCTTGTCGCGGAACATGCGGGTGAGCATGGTCACAGCCTCGGACAGCTTGGCCTGGCTGTTGACGCTGATCTTCTCAGTCACGGTTCGCCTCCTTCACCCAGCGGCGCATTGACAGGTCGCAGCCCATGGTCAGGCAAACGCCATTGGCCATGCCGCGGTGAGTAGCACGCCGGCCGCAGCCACACCCGCACCGGCGGCGCGACTTCGAGTCGACTGGCTCGTGGTAGCAGATCTGACCCAGCAAGCCGCCGACCTGGCCCCAACCATCCATGCCGCCACGCATTGCAGCGGAACGGGCTGCAGGGGACATGCTGTTCAGGTTGGTCATGGAGCCACCGCCAGGCCCTGGGCCTCGATGGATTGACGTCCGTGGTTCACATGGAAACCATTTGCGGCCTCAAAAGACTTCTTGGCGCAGGCAGCCTCAAAAAAGTCCGTGTAGTACCCGAGGTGCATGGATTCCCCGGCAATGCAGCCATAAACCCGGTAGCGCCCTCGACGATCAATCGAAACGCCGGGCACGCCGGTCTTGTTGTTGCGCTGCGCGGGCTTGTTTGTCCCGCTCTCTGCCATATCAACAATCCGAAGGTTGCTGATCGTGTTGTTGAGTCCGTTTCCATCAATGTGATCCAGATAACCCGCAGGCCACTCGCCGTAGTGAATAGCCCAAGCCACACGATGGCCGTAGAGGTGCACCTGCTTCCCGGCAATGTTCATCACCAGCACGCGATAGCTGGTAACGCTCTTTGGGTTGAGGGAAACGCTGCCGGCTTTCTTCCCAGCGTGCTTGCTATTCCAGGTCGAGAATGCCCGCTGAGTGGCGAAGTGGCTCCTTGGCCGCTCACGCCATACCAGATCACCTACATCGTCAATCTCCAAGCACTCCGCCATGTAGCGCACATCAGGTGTTGCCCACTGCTCGCGCATCTTGTTGGTGTCCATCAGTGCTTCTCCTCGGCAGCTTCCATCTCGTCGAGCTTCTTCATGACCCGGGCGAGCAACTGCGTGCTCTTCCTCGGTCTCGCAG